GATCACCCGCGCCCGCAGCATCTGGCGTGGGTAGGAGCGCCAGTTGTCTTTGCCGCCCAGCCCCGCCGCCTTGGCCCGTGCCATGTCCCAGTCGATGCGGAGCGATCCGCCCGCAGGGTGGCTGAATGTCGCCGATACCTTCTCGTTCGTGTGGTCGTGCCACTCCACCCGCCCGCCGCTTTGCTGGAATCTCGCCAGCATCGAGTCCGACTTCAGCGATGCACGGCCTTGGATGATATGGTAGTCGCTCGCCACCGATCCGGGGTGACGACCCTCGGCAGTCGCCACGATCATCAGCGCCAAGGCTTGGTCTGGTGTCTTCATGCCGAAGAGACCCGATTTCACGATGGCGTTGGCCATCACCTGCATGTCGCCCAAGGCGACTTGTGTGTTGACGTGTTGTGTCAGTTGTGTATTACTCATTTTGTTATTACTGCTTTTCTTGTGGTTTAACTTGCCCCGTTGGATTGCAGTCCTTCGGGGCGCTTTTCTTGTGTTGAGGACAATCAGTCCTCGAAATCTTCAAATTCTCTCCACCGGCGTTTGCGCTCGGCGTGGCGGCGATACCTCGCCAAAATGTCAGCCTGTCCCAAGCGATAGCTGGCGTAGCAGGAACCGAGCGTGAGGACTGCGAGAGCGAGGCCAAAGGTCGCGCTCATTTCGAAACCCTCCATGCGACCGCGACCAATGCGAGTGCCGGTCCCACGGAGACAAGGAAATCAAGGAAATAGCCGATGGATCGGCAGACGTAGGCGGGGTCGCTCACTTAGCCCTCCTGTTCGTTGTGGAGATTTTGCGGCGGCGATACCAGTTCTCCAGCACGGCCCGCGAGATGCGGTGACCGACTCGGTTGCCGAATGGCTTGCTGGCCTCGATGTCGCCAGATTCTAGCAGGCGGTAGATCGTCTTCTTCGATACCCCCATGAGGATCGCCGCCTCCGTTGTCGTTATCTCGTCAGTTACTTGCACTTGGCCTCCTTCTGCATCTGGCGAACAGCCCGTGCTATGAGCCGAGAGATCGGCATTCCATCTTCCCTTTTAGATTCTCTCCTCAAGAAGACCAAGAGGTCCGCCGGAAGACTGATGCTTGTTTTTTCGTATGTCGCTTGCACTGCTCAATCGGTAGCAATTGGTAGCAATGCGTGGCAATGTATTTTTTAAAAAAGTTTCAATGGGGTGTTTACCTACTGCATTTTTTAAATTGACACCCTCATAGATACTCAGTCTGCGGGCGAAAATAAATTATTGCACGAAGTAGCATTCGGTATTACTCTGTAATCCATGAGTGCGAATAAACAGAAAGTTTCCGTTTCTCTTTCTCCAGAAATGCTGGAATGGCTGAAGAGCGCAGCCGATCTAGAAACGCAAGAAACCGGCGAGGATGTCAGTGTCTCGCGACTTGTAGCCCGTGCAGTAAAGGCGATGCAGGGAAAGTCCGAGAGGAGTGTTGGTGCGGTGATCAGTCCAGCCTCCGAGAATTCCGATACTGGGCGATCAATTCGAGCGAAGAAGCCCTCCCGCAAGGCTGGCTAGGTAAAGTTATCGATTTAACCATAAGCGAAGACCCCTCGTATCCAGAGACTTACCCATACAAAGACGGGGGGGGGGGGGGGTAAGTTTTTGTATATTATGCTTTTACCTTTGCTCTATTTTCAAGTACTTTTGCAATGAGACGCTCCCGATTCTTTTGATACCAATCGGATTTGCGCTTTGCCTCGGCATTCTTGAACGCGAGGTCCGTGGCGTACTTCGTCCTGTACTGCCGAGCCATGAATTTCTTCTGAATTTTCTTGTCTTGGTACGGCATAATTAAATCCTCCACCACGCTTTCTCATCCGCTCTGGCAGCGGGAACAGCGTAGACTCGTTGCACCATCGCAGAGTTGGAATGCCCCATCTGGAAGGCAGTCAGATTTGGACTCTTGCACTTCGCCAAGTGGTAGGTCGCGAACGAATGCCTCAACGAATTCTCTGGGAACCCATCCCAGCCTAGTTGCGCGGCCAACCTTCTGCGCTCCTCGTAGAATGCACGCGCACTCCCCGGAACAATGCGTCCCTTCTTTCCAAAGAAAAACTTCTTCCGCTTCGTCATCGGTTGCGTGAAGTCCACGATCCGGTCCATCATGCCGTCATGTTGTTTGGAAACCTCCGGGCGAACATAAACCTGCCCCGCCTTCACATCGATGTCCTCCCAGTTCATGCGTTGAACCTCAATGCTCCGCAGTCCCGCGAACCCGCCCAGCAAGATCGACGCCCGCATCAAGTCGCTCATCTCCGCATCCAACAGCGCCCGCATTTCCTCAGCATTGAGGATGCCCTTCCGCGACCTCGGCTTTGGGCAGTCCACCGCACGGAACGGAGACTTATCGAGCAGGTCCATCTTCACGCACCAGTTAAAGAAGAGTCGCACATAGCGGTAGACCGTGGCCCGCTGCGTGTCCGACCCCTTGAGTTTGCCGAACCACTCCACCATCATCATCGGAGTCACCGCCTTCAGCGGGCAGCGTAAATCTCGCGACAACCATCCGCACACTTTCTCCACCTTCTCGCGGTGAGACTTCGATTTGTTGAGGAAAAGCGGCATGAAGATTTTCGCAGCACCGGCCAGCGATGGACCGTCCTTTTCCTCCAGCGAATCAAGACCGCCCTTTTGTAGTTGCTTTAAAATGCGAGGTGCGTCAGACCATGCCTGTCCTTCGGTCTGATAAAAGTACCGCAACCGCCGCCCAGCCACCTTTGCTGGGATATCAAGTTTCCACGGTGAGGTGCGGCGAGTCTTATCGAACGTAACTTGATGAGTCATAACTGGACACACCTTGTGCCACTTGTGCCCAATCTTCAACCTTTATTTGTCCAAACAAGTAAAAAGGAGTCTCACGGAGTCCAGACACAAGAAACCCGCAGAGTCTGTATTAGAGAGCTTCTGCGGGTTCATCTTTAAGAGATTACCGGCGGTCGGGATCGAACCGACACTCATTGCTGAACGAGATTTTGAGTCGCCTTCGGTGCGTTGTTTTGCAGTTATTTGGACATGCTTGTGCCAGCTTGTGCCAACGCTTTTGTAACTTTTTGATGCTTTTTTGTAAGTAATTGATCAACGACTTACGGAACGCGATTCTCGCTCTCTGCGGGAACGCGACTATTTAAACAACAGGGCGGATGCGGATGAAATTTCTGGCGAGTGTTTTGTGGCGCACCTTTCGCCAAACCCCGTCTCCCGATTCCGAGTCTCGCTCGCCACGTCCATTCGTGTTTCCTTCCAGAGTGACGATCTGGTAACCGGAATCGCTTTCGACGATGCCGACATGGCTGAAGTCAAAGACGACGATGTCGCCCGGCTTCGCCCACTCACGGTCGTGCAGGACGATGGTGGTCTTCGGGCGGGCCTTGGCCCAGTTCAGCATGCCGTAGGCGAGAGCGGTTTTTGGTCGCCACTCTTCGGGCGTGGATACTTTGAGGTTGAGCCACTCGCGGACGCCGGGCTTGTCGAGCCACTCGCGGACGCACCAGTCAACGAATGCCGCGCACCATGGCCAATCGGCAGGCTTGAGGTTGGTCGCTTTTTGAAAGTTGCGGATCGCTGCGCCGTTGTTGTTGCCGCCTTGCTCGCGGACTCCGACTTGCGATGCCGCGATTTCTGCGAGGAGGTGGTTCATTTGTCTTTGAGGGCTTTTGCTTCACCGAATTTCTGCCACGCAAATGCGAGATTTGCGTCTCCGGGTCGGTCTGGTTGAGTCACTGGGAGGTATTTGACTCCGAGCGAAAATTGCAGACTCCCCATCTCGCCGATGCGATCCCCGAATGGCGGGACTGGAACGCTGACGCAGGAGGTCAAGAATGCCATCGCCAGACAGGCAAAGGCGAAGAGGATCATTCCTGCGGCGATCCAGCGCGGTGTCATCCCTTGCGAAAGATGTTTATCGCGCCTACGAGGCCGAGGCCCGCGCCCACGATGGCTTCTTGATGCTGCGGACTAAGCGACACGCCGAGAGCGGTGGCGACCAGCAATATACCCCTCCACGTCGAGTTCTCCGAGAGCCGGTCCAATAT